TTAAATTTTATCACATCATCTGTTAATTTTCTCCATAATATTGTGCACTGTGGACTAGAATATTCTTTGAAATTATAATTTTTCAATGCTAAATCTTTAGACAAATTTATTATTGATGACTCAGTGAAGAAGGCACATGTATAACCCTCCAACACCTCATCAATATATGTGAATCTCCCTCCATGTCTTAGCACAGAAAAGGGAAAAGACTTCATACTATTATCTACAAATTGTTTCGTTAATTTGAAACAAGCATCAATCCATACAGTGTGTGAATCTTTTGGAAAAAATTCATGTGGATGTGCCTTCACATAATATGCAAAATCTCTTGGATCTTCTATGTCTAAGTCTAATTGAACATACTCCCATGGACCAATGCTTGTATCTATAGTGCCATCATGAAAACAAACATACCTTACATCTTCTTCATAGTAACTATCTTCTGGAAACTCATCATATGAATTTGTAATACATGTATAAACAATCAATTGATCTGTGATCTGATCCTCATATTTGCATGGAGGTTCTTTGTCTACATTCAGATCTAAAATTCTTGCCACTCTCTCTTTGAATTCTTCAATATAATTGTTAGGAAAAATTTTATATGATTCATTATATTTTTTCTCTCTTGTAGAATGACTCAAGTCTACTTGGACTGGGACTCTTGCTATTCTATTCTCACCAAACACTAGATATTCTGCTATGCCTGCTGTGATCTGTCCAATATGATGACAAAACTCACCGTCTACAAAATGATATCCCCAGTAATTTTCATTCCATTCCTTTACTCTTTGTGTATTGTTTCTCCATATACAACAGTTTATTGTGTGACTGAAATAATCAGATTTGAATCCAGATGCAGCGACTTTTTCACACCATCTATATAATCTTTCCTCTGGAACAAATCCTAAACGATATGTTTTTAATAACTCCCCTAAAACAGTTCGTCTTCCGGGGTGCATCATCTGTGTTATCTCATTCTTTTCTAAAAATTCTCTTGAATTTTTTACAAACTGCTCTGTCATGGTGTAACATCCATCAATCCACACATGAGGTTCATCAAAAAACAAATGAGACATACATCTTGTGTGGTATGCATTTAGTATTGGATCATCATACTTACAATCTAGTTCTATAAATTCCCAAGGACCTTTTTGTTCTATGGGTTTATCATAAAACATCACATACTTTACATCCCCATCATAATAATGATCGGGGATGTTATCATAAGCATTAATATTAGCAGTAAATATAATCACTGATTGATTTGAAAATTAGGTACTACACTACCAAGACCCTCCCCTATAATTCTATTTGTAACAGTGCCGGGTTCTCTAAGGAACCAACCTGTAGCAATATATTTTGGTATGTCACCTGTCAAAAATGCACCCCGATGCATGTGAGTGTATGTCGCTGGCCACATGACCATGGTTCCTGTTGTAGGTTGAAAGGAACAATTTTGATGTAGGAAATCAGTCGCACCACCATTCTCTACTGGGATGTCATTCAAATACATCATCCATGTTAATACTCTATCTCTGTATATGAAAGAACCATCTTCACAGTGCCATACATGATACCCTCCCCCTGCTTGTGTCTTCTGTAATTTGCAAGACCATGATGATACTGGGTCAGCACTATTTGTAATTCCTTGATATTCCCGTGCATAAACTTCAAAGGCACTCCCTATAATAGCATTAGTATGTGATGCTAATGTTGAATCTGCTACTTCAAGATACAATTGCTCATCCTTTCTCCCAAGTTGCCCTTGAGAAAATTGTTTTTTCCCATCCCCTATCGCATTAATATGAAAATGATCATCCAATATATTTTTTGATATTTTTTGCTTACTATACATCTCAAAAGCATCAATCAATATCTTACACCACTCTTTACTTGCATAATTTTCTAGGACTCCGATACCTTCATTGAAGACCATCTCATGTGTCTTATCTGGATTCACAAGTGGGGGGAGTTGTTTACCTTGAGGTTGTTCAGTCATGATGGTTGTTGTGTGTAAGCAGACGGTGGAATACGTCCAACGTATTCATCTAATTCCATGATTTGATCAAGTAAAATATCTTGACCATTTAATTTCCAATAATCTTCGAGTCCTTGCTTACTATCCTTGTGGAATATATCTATATGTTCCTCGTGAATAGCAGAACCCATATCAAGTCTATAATTAAATATTGGTAAAGCATAACTCTTACCGCTATCCAATATTAGATCTTCTGATACTGCTCGTGGTCTGATGTTTTGATCTATCTTCCACGAGTTACCACGCTGATGACATCTTAGCACTTTTGTAGCATGATGTCTAGTGATGATGTAACATGCTGCAGAGAAATCATTTATAAATCTATGATGCAATTTTAATTGAATACCATTAGGATTTATAATTGTAAATTGACAGGTATCAAAATTTATAGGTAATTTTTTTCTAATATCTTTCCATGTAAATGTCCAATTTTTTGCAGTGGATAGATCAACATCATCTTCCATAATCATAACTTCATCATGATCAGTCTCTTCCACAAAATGTTTGAGTGCACTGAGATGAGTAAGAACACAACCTATCTCACCGGAATTCATATTATCTGGAACTCTTCCTTTCAAATATGATGATGGGTCATCCTCCTTCCCATCAATACCTGATACTCTTGTATGATTTTCTATACCCCAATACTCTAGTTGCTCTAGCATATATTCTTGTCTATCAGTATACCTATCTAAGTTCAACCAATAAACATGAGGGATACCTGCAAGTTTATATTTACTTTTGTTCTTGTCCAAATCGCCTCTTCATATAATCAATGTTTTTATAATAATCTTCAAGTTTTTTCTTACCATAGAACTTTAATTTATCCCATTCCTTACGATTGTCTTCAATATGGGGATTGGTAAACCAAGAGTTCTCACTTCTCTTATGTTCTAAATGAAAAACAGTATCATTTATTCTAATAACATCAGAACAAGTATTAAATCTATGATATCTTTCATCGTCTTCATATCCATATGATATAAAATTCTCATTCTCCATCCCTAATTTGATATATTCTTCTCTATTGAAGAACTGACAGAAACCAAACTTTGCATCATACGGTCTCAACTTACCATCAAATGCATGAAAATTGAAATTGCTATTGATAAAATTACTAACTGTCATGTCATCAGCAAAAACTTGCTGCTGAAACATACCATAACCATATGGATAAACAACCTTTGCTGGTTGTAGTGGACTGTCTGGGGGTGCAGTTGGTGGACGATAACCTTTTTGTAAAAATGTATTAGCATAGAAATGAGTCTGGAAAGGTAAGAGCACATCAGAATCATAATTGCATACAAAAGGTGTGTCTGCCATCATGATCATATCATTAATCAATCTTGTTCTATGAAAAACAAACTCATCACTCTGTTCAAACACATGTGTAATTTGACTTAGTTCTTCCTCTGTTGCAACCTGTGATATTTGTGGTAGAACACTCGCCTCATATATTGATTCTTTATCAAACTCTTTTACTATTATAGGTGCTTTTATATTTTTAATAAAATATAATAATATTGTTATTATATTTCTCAACCTGTCAGGAGTTTCAACTCTGAGTGGAATCATATAAGTGCAATCGGGAAGTTCCATCTTAGTATTATCTTGATTGTACTCAAGATTCTTACCTAGTTGAGGTGATTCTGTGGCGTAAAGTTTTTCTTGTTCGGATTGTTTTTTCATAGTACCTCCCAGTTACTACAATATAGGTCAGATGTATCGTGGTTCTTGGTGTATCCAGTACCAAACCACTTTTTAGGTGCAATGATTCTCTTATCCGGATTTCGTGATAAGAATGAACCCCACCAAGAGAATGATGAATTAGCGATGATAAAATCAGAACACATAGTCATCATACACAAGTCTGCAAGATTGTCACCACCTTCTGATATAAGGAACCTGTCGTCAGGGAACTCAGTGCCACACCATTTAGGATCATCAGAAAAAACAACCACTGTACGATCGTTATCAAACTTTGACAATGCAGTATCATAATATTCTTTGGGGCAGGGTGGATGGTTATCGCTGTTTTGTATATAGTCACCTCTACGAACATGCAATGCAATAGGATCTTTCAGTGTGTTCATCATCTCTCTACATGGTAGATGTATATCATTCTTGAACTCAAAATCTTCTCTTATCTCTTCTTCTATATGTTCAAAATATTTTGTACTTTGTAGATATGCATACACATTATGACCGTCCGGCATATTGTCAAATAAGTTTTGATCAAAATGGAAGTGTGCTTCCTGTACATATGGTCCGGGAATTTCTTCTATATTTGTAAGACCGGTAAGTTTGAATGCCTCAAATAATTGATGGTCATTCCACTCGTCATTGAAGTCACTAGGAGGGATAGCAAAGTCATATCCTTTATGTGCTGCGATGCCTCGTAGTCCTGCATACTGGAACATTTGATTGCCCAGTCTACCGTGTCTTCCTAAATGATTGAATCCTATAGTCATGATGAATGTT